GGACGTATCCCTCTTTGATCATGGCGATCGCCACACGTTCAGCGACGCCCAGCTGCGCAGCTACGTCACCGTCCCCGTAAGCTCCGGTGATCGCTTTTTGCTCTTTCCACGACAGGCGGTTCGGGTGCTTGATAGACACCCAGAACCCGTCGCCTAATTCCGGTAATTCGATGCGAATGTTCGCCATTGTAAAAACGCCTCCCAGCGTAAATTTTCTCTATTAGTACGTTGATACGCTATTCTTGAGCACGATCTGCGCCATGCCGGCATCGGTCGTGTTATACATCGCCTTGAACTCGAGGTCGACGCGCAGGAACTCCTGGGACCGGTCGATGTTCGCCTTGGTAATGTCGGCTTTCGTGCAGGTGATCGTCAGCGTCGTGTTAGCGTCTCTAGTGAACGTCAACACCAGCGCGCCTTGCGTTCCGGCCGTAAACAGCGCGAATTCAGTCTCGTCTTCAACGTCAAACGTCAGCTTGCCAGTGATGTCGATACGGGAGCTGGCCGCTTTAGACGGATCCTGCGTGTTATTCGCGGTGAACAGCAGCTTCGACTCACGCTTGATCTTCACCTCGCCGCCGACCATGTTCAAGTTGGACACGGAGTTCAACGACAGCGTCGCTGCATAGCCCATGAACGGGTTGGTCGCGGTGTACGTGTTCGTAGCGGTCGTAGTCGTCACGGACGCCTTGGAGATCCACTTCGTGGACACCTTCATAACCGATTCCGTGTCGTACTTCAACGTTAACTCGTCCAGCAGTGCGCCGGCGTAGTTACGCTGGGTGACGGTGTTGTTATCGGACAGCGTCATCGACGGTGCTGCCGAGTTGACGACTTTGAACGTATGTGTATACGGGGATGTACCGGTTACCGTATCTTGGCCGAGTGCCGCCTTGAAGAAATAGCCGAGCAGCTCCGGGTAAGCCAGCGTCTCGAATTCGACCTTACCTTCGCGAGTTGCGTTGTAAACGGCGAATGTCTTGGACAACACGCCACGACGGGACTCATCGGTTACCTTCTTGATCGAGTCTTCGACCTTTATCGTCTCATACGGAATGAATACCGCAGGAGCAACGGCTGTACCGTAAGTTGTTTCGAACGCCATCCCAAGGTGGCCAAGTGCAGTCAGTTTTGACATTAGTTATCGCCCTCCGCTTTGGTTTGTTTTTGTTTCGTTTCGACGACTGGTTCGAAGTTTCCGTTCGCAAAATCGTCAGGGACGTCAATGACGTCACCGCTATTCACGGTAAGATTCAGCATAGGGATCGTCGCCTCCAGGTCGCCTGTGTAACGCACCTTTTTCATCGTCTAACCTCCGTTTAGCCCGTTGTCAGCACCGTAATGTCGAACGATTTCAGCGCCAGCAAGGCGACAGCTTGACCGTCCAACAACTGCGGAGGAGCAACGGTTGTTGTGATATGCTCGATCGTGGCCGCCAGTACGACACCACCTAACGTCGGATCGGTCCGCAGCTTATCGTCAATGGCGTCCAGCATATCGTCGAACGCCAATGCGCCGGAACCGTCGGGCGTCATATCGATCTCGAATATCTCGAGTGTACACGTGTAATGAACGTATTTCTTGCCGATCGGAGCTGATGCCGAAGCTCGCGTCTCCTTCGATTGGGACAGCTGAATGACGACAGACGGTAGCTCGGGTTGCTTACGTTCCTTGGGCCGGTACAAGAACACCTTGGATACGCCTAAAGCACCGGTCAAGGCGTTCGATACCGCTTGTTTTATGCTTCTACGACTCACGCTCACGCGCCGATCACCACCGCATCTAACCAGTCTCCCATCGATTTCAACGCCAGAGCCGTCGCTTTGTCGGCCTCAAGCCAGTCGACCGTTTTCTCCGAAGCCGACGTCGGAACGCCAGGCGTGTAATGCCCCATACCGTGAATGTACGTGCTGAAGAACACGTCGACACCGCTGCGTTTATTGACGGGGAATGCTTTTTTAACGCCACCTTTGGGCGCACGTAATTCTTCGCTTGCCGGGAAGTTACCGGTATCCATGTACAATGCCGACAGATCTCCGGTATACTCGATATCAAAGCCGTCTGACTTACGGTTAATCATATACCGCACGCTGGCCGCCGTCTCACCCGTTCCAGGAACGTTAGTACGTTTGGCCTTCATGAACGGCTTGTAGTAGTCTCGTGCTGCTTCCGCGAGTGCCGTCGCTAGGTCGTCGTGCAGGTGCTCGAGCCAGTGCGAATGCCAGCGCTGCAGATAGCCGAGCTGCTTCAGCGACCGCTCATCGAGCTGGAACTTGATTTCCATTAGGACGTCACCGTCCGAACGTACGGCTTCAGCAGTGCCTTCGCCATATCGACATCTTCGGTTTTGGTGTACGCGTTAGAAATACCGCTGATCGACGATTCATTCATCGTCACCGAGTAGGATCCGCGTTCACGAATCAGGAAGCTGGCCAGCAGGATCGTCGCCTGTTTGACGGGATCGGGAATCGTTGCGTAACCGGCGGTGTACGTGTATTGCAGGATGATCGGCGTGTCGCTCAGCCGGGATAGCGAGTAAGGCGAGTAGTAAAACTGCGGGTAATACGTATCTAAGAACAAGCCGTTGTTCAGCGAATAGATCGTGAACCACGAGTAAAACGGCTGGACGTTTGTCGACAGCGTCACAGGCGTAAATGGCTGCTGTGGCGACGTCTTGTACTGAACGGACGTGACCGCTTGGATCGGCGCATTCCGCGTAAAGACGTTGAACCGGCCATCGCGACCCGCGTGCATTTCCTTCGTTTCGGTGTACGTTCCTGTCGCCAAAGAGTCGACTTTACAGATATCATCGACCCACGCCGAGGCACGCTGTAGAATCAACGTCAATGCTACGTCCTGTGCCGCTTGGTTACCGATATTCGTCTGGTCGAGACTCGTCGTATCGATGCCGGTCGGCCACTGCTTGAACTCGCTGGTCGTCACATATAAACTCACCGCTTACCGCCCCCTTTCGTCCTGTACTTTTCAATGACCGCCATGACGTGGTCAGGTAAGAACGCATTCCATTCCGTGATCTCACGTCTTAGCAGCAGATCGGAAATTTCGTCGATCGCGCTCGCAACGTCGTCTGGCATCGTCTGTAATCCGGCCATATACGTCACGTCGACCTCGTCGTATTCCCCGTACATCCCGTGCAGAAGCGTAATCCCACGTTTGTTATATATTGACGCTTGGGACGTCACATCGAGCCAATCCGTGGGGCCAAACATGTGAGCGTGCTCCCAACGTTTATGTCGAGCTTTAACGCTAGTTAGCGTATTGACCGGATTATGTGGAAGACGGATGCCACCGGGTTTATACGGCAGAATCTCGTGATATTCACGCTCCATCAGCGAATAGCCGATCATGCGTTGAAAAAGCGATGTAGCAACGTCACGCACGTTACTTCACCAACTCAGCGGCCTTCAGACGTGCCGCAACGCCAGGCGATACGGATGCCTTGCCGTCAACAAAGTCAATTGCGTTATTTTCGAATACAACAGTCGTGCTAATCGGTTTGACGTACTCAACCTCGACCACTTCCGGTTCTACTACGGGAGCAGGCGCTGCTTTCGATGGTGCTGCTTTTTTCGGTTCAGCCAACGTAATACCTCCGTTCAAAATAAGAAGTAGGGACGGCCGAAGCCGCCCCGTCATCACAAGCCGTTATTAGAACTGGATCGCACCAACAGTGTGAGCGAGACCAGGGTATTTAACGACTGGAGCGCCAAACATGATGCCGACGTAGGACTCGTTCAGGTTCGATACGGTGCCGAGTTGGAACACGCGAGGGTTCTTGTCGCCAACGTAGTGGTACTCGAGGAAGTCCTCAGTCAGGATGGCGAACGGATAGTTGTTCTGTCCGCCTGGAGCCGCAGCAATCGGAGTTGCACCGATACTAGCGTTCATCGTCATGAACGGATCTGGGATCAGCGGCAGTACGCCTGCAACGGTGGAGATACCCGTTACGGAGATGCCGGCTTTACCGTCGGAGATGTCCGTTTGGATGAACTTCACCGCGTTGTTGGACGACTTGACTTCTTGCTCGAGCTTGTCGAGTGCCAGCGGGTGAATGTAGATTGCAGTCGGACGAGCGGCGATGGCCACTTGGTTGTACAGCTTCGCAACCTCTGTGCGCAGGCCGTCAACGATCGAGGAGCCGGAAGCGATCGTCAGTGTGCGGCTAACCTGCGACAGAACGCCTACGTACTGGTTAGTCGTACCAGCACCGACTTGGGAGCCGGAAACGGTATCAGTACCGGTCCACAGACCTTTGTCGCGAAGACGCAGGATACCGTTGACCATGTCTTTCAGGTCTTTCGCTTTCAGCTGCGTGAAGATCCCTTGCTGAGCGACGGTTTCCATATCGAACAGGCCGTAGTTGATCTGGGATTGGATCGCCTTGATCACGACGGATTTTTCGACGCGGAGACCGGAGAAGTCGATCGCCGTAGGAGAGATCGCCTGCGGGTTCGCGTAAGTACCGTCAACGATGTCCGTTTGCTCGAAGAAGCGGGACGGAGAACCAGTCGCAGGAACGTACTCGATGCGTTGGCCAAGAACGCCTGCGCGTCTTACGAGGTCAACGATCTCAGTTTGGAATTCAGGAACGATGATAGCACCGTTGGATACGCGGTCAGCTGCCGCACGCAGATCAACATAATTAGTTTGCAACATTTCGCTTATTTCCCCCTATAAGGTAAGTTTGGGTGACGCAAAAAATCCCCGCGTATTTACGTCGGGGACCGTCGATTATTGCTGTCGCATACGTTTTTGACGCAGCTCCAGTTTAGCCGCGATTCGCTCTTCGATACTAAGATCGGTACGCTTATCGATTTCGGCCATCAGGTTCGTCTCTTCGTCAGCCTCGTTCAAGCCGAATTTGGCCATCAGCGCGCCGGCGTAAGGCACCGACTTGCGGGATGCCGCCTGCAGAGACGTTGCTTCACGCTTAGACGCCTCCAGATCGGCCTCGAGCGTTGCGATACGATCTTGGGCCGCTTGGAGATCGGCCTGGAGCGCCTCAACGTCGACCGCGTCCACTTCTTCAGCCGCCTCAATAGACGCCTCTTCAGTCGCTTCGACCGATGCTTCCTCTTGGACCGCCTCAGACGTTTCTTCGGCTGGAGCTGCCTCCTCGGCTGCCGCCTCTTCAGTAACTTCGGCTTCTTCGGAAGCAACGACTTCCGTTGTCTCCTCCTGAACCGCAAACTTGGACTCTACGAATGTGCGCAGAGCTTCGACAGACGCCATTAACGCTTTCAACTGTTCTTCCACCGAGTTTTCGTCCTCCTTTCCGACAGAGTCGTCTTCTGCGGCTGCCAACGCTGTTTCACGCCATGCCGCCGTAGATTTCAGCAAAATCGCCGCACCGGTAAAATAACCGATGTCGGAGACCACCGCGACTTCCTCGCCGTTGAATGTGCCTGCTTGCAGGCGTGTTTTCGCCGTCTCGATCGAAAAACCGAGCGCCGATTGGTTCAGCTTGATATCGGTTGCAGCCGATTCGAAATCGTGGGCGTAAATGTAGCCCTCGACGTGAACCGGTACTGCACCGTCAGCTTCCGGCTCGCCGGCAGATGCGGCTGTAATAACGCCGATCTTGTCGGTCGGGCTATGGCCGTCCCAGCCGCCTGGCTGGAAGTTGACCGCCATACCGATTAGCGAGCTAAGCGCCGGCAC